TTTCTTGGCGTTTCGACAGAGTCTGACTGAGAGTGGACTCCTGCGAAGTGGTATTGTAGTTTTCGCAGTTCTGCACTGGACAGTGGACTCTTGCGAAGTGGTAAAAATTAATTTAATTATTTTTTAAAAAGTCCTTTACTTTTACAGAACACTGAGATAGAATGATGGAATATTAACTTAATAAGGAGAAAAAAATGAATAAAGTAAAACTAATCCAGAAAATCCAAAAGGCTACAACAGTTAGAATGGAGCCTAGAGGATATGGCGATAATCCTGAAGAAATGAAGGAAACACGCAGTGGTAATATTTACCTAACACAAGAAGAAGTTAATTGTGTTATCGGTATGCGTAAATGTACCAGCGTAAGTATGGGTGTTAATCTTGGTGGCTACGACGACGAATGTTTCGACGAAAACGGCAAGGCTACAAAACATTATCCACATTCTAACCATGTACATATTCGTCTTGGCAAAAAACAGGCTAAACGAATGATTAACGCAATTACAGGTCCTAAATTAATACAAGTCCTTGTAATTGGTGATTATGCCGACGACAGCGACAAATTTTGTATTTGTTTGTAAACCATACTGTCCCCACACAATGGCACCTTTTTAGGTGCCATTTTTTATTTGTGCATTGTGGCGTTCGCGATGAGTCGCAGTGCAGTCCAGAAATGCGAAGTGCCGAAGATATCGATTTGCCTTTCGACGATGAGTCGCAGTGCAGTCGAGAAATGCGAAATAACAGTGGTAAGTTCGGCGATGAGTCGCAGTGCAGTGGACTTATGCGAAAGCGAAAATATTGGATATACATGAGAAATGGATTTTGTGTTGTGGTTTGTGTAAAAGTTGTCAAACAGCTAATAGGCTAATACGAATTGACTCCAAGACTGTTGCAGAAAGCATCACAGCGTATTAGCAAGGGATATTGGACTCCTATTGGTTGTGCAAGCTAATATGAGATATGTATGAGAGTACTTGCTGATAGCAGGTAGATAGTAGTAGAATTGTACAAATAAACGCTGGAGAGCCTTATATAACTCCACAGCGACATGAGACATTATGGATAGTACTCGCAAGCAGAAAAAACTTACGCCCAAGCAGGAAAAATTCTGCCAACACGTTGCATCAGGAACTAGCTTAAAGGAGTCAGCCGTCCTTGCTGGGTATTCAAACAACAACGCAGCTCGTGCAGGAGCATTCTTGGCGAACCATGAGCCATTGGTAAAGGCAAGGATTCAAGAACTCCAGAACAGAGGAGCAGCCAGAGCAACTTTAACTTTATCAAAACATTTGGACAATCTGGAACAGTTAAGGGACAAAGCGATCTCGAACAATGCCTTTGGTGCTGCCGTCACGGCAGAAATAAATAGGGGGAAAGCAGCAGGATTGTACGTGGATAGAAAAGAGCTAACAGTCAATAAAACTTCTGATATGACCAAACTAGATATTATCAAACGTATTCAGGAACTTCACAAGGAGTCAGGAGGCATTTTACCAATACCAACTAGCTATTCTGTGGAGGCTGTGGAATCCTCGTCAAAGGATGATGTTCTGGAAACAACTTCTGAAAGTCAAGAGTCTAATGACTAGGATTCTTTTATCTGGAAGTCTCCCTAACTCTGATACTGTGGATCGTGACCCCCCTGTATATTATCGCCTTTATAAAAAAACCGTGCGTTGGTTCCTGACAAATGTCCTGCAAAAATTTTGCAAAAAATTTTTAACATGAGTAAAGAGTTAGAACATATTCCACAAGAGTTATTAGTAGAACATTTGGAACTATCCGAACGTCTCGCGGAACTCGAGAAGAAGGAAACGATACAAACAAACTTTATGCCATTCGTAAAAGCCATGTGGACGGACTTTATAGAGGGAGAACACCATAGAATAATGGCAAGAGCCTTTGATCGAATAGCATCAGGCGAACTAAAACGGTTAATTATTAATATGCCACCACGTCATACCAAGTCGGAGTTTGCCTCCTACCTGTTCCCAGCGTATCTAGTAGGCA